ATGGGTTTCGAGTCCCATGTCATCGAGGCGCAGCTTGCCCATATCGACGGCAGCGTAAAGGGCGTTTACAACAAGGCGCAATATCTGGAGAAGCGCAAGACCCTTATGCAGGCCTGGTCCGATTACCTGGATGCACTGAGGGGAGACAAAGAGGGAAAGGTGATCCAGTTCAAGAAGGTGCGCTAAAATAAATTTTCCAGGGCTAGGCGGGGAAGTCATGAGCTCCACCGAAAAAGTCGTTTCCTGGCGGCTCTGCCCTGGTAATTACACAGGATCAAGCTACAGGAGGCTTGACCATGGGTAAGATTCTTTTGAACGAAGAAGAGCTCCAAGAACGATGGAACGTAACATCATTCGAGATAGGCACGCTCATTTCAGACGGGATACTGAATGTCAAAGATCGTACTCCATACATGGGCAGAGTCCCACAGTTTACCCTTGTCATGGGAACTGGTGTCTCATTCCCGAGTTATTATTACGTTCTCATCACTGAGGTGGAGCGAGTCGAAAAGATGATACCGAGCCTGAAGGCGCGTGCTAGCGCTACAAGGAAAAAAAATATTCTTGAATCGGAAGAACCGGTGTGGCCCGAAGATCTGCCAGATATGGAAAAAAGAAGGCTGGTTGCTGCATGGCTTAAAATGAAGAAAAAAACAAATCGGGAGATAGCACATGAGCTTTTAGATAGGGGGCTTCTTGGCCAGAGCAAAGAGGAAAATTTAATAGATTATGCAAGAAAAGCTGCAAAAGAAGGAAAACAGGCTTTAGAGAGTTTTCTCGATGGTCAAAAAAAAACTTACTAATTCTTAATTGCCCACCCTGGATAAAAATCTTATCCAGGGTGGGCAATTAAATAAAAAATAAAAATCAATATATCACAAGGCCTTTCGGAAAAACCTGAAAGGCCTTTTTTTTGTTTGTCCATCTTGATTTGTCCACCCTGGATAGGTGCATACTTTCCTCATCGCTCCCATTGCGGATCGGTGGGGATTTTTTTTGATTAAACAGGAGGAAAGGGAATGAATATAGGCATGAACAGCACCCCCCATGTAAGCGAGCAAATTGTCACCCGTCAGGAGCTACAGAAAAGGCTCCGGAAGGGGAAAAGTACCCTCTACCGTTGGATTCAAAATGGAGACTTCCCGGCCCCCAGGCGACTAGGCCCGGGCTCCGTTGGTTGGTTGGAATCCGAGATCAATCAATGGATTCGCTCCCGGCCCCGTGTGGATCGTCGGTAATGTCATCGTCAAACAGATCCTTGACGGAGACATCGAGGGCCCGGGCGATTCTTTTCAACGTACGGAGGTTGCAGGATTCAATCTTTGTGTCGTCACGGGCGTTCATGATGGTGGTCAGGGATGTGGTCCTGAGAGTTGCCCCTTTCTTGGCGGTACGGGGAAAAAGTTCATCGATTTTTTCAATCAAGGATCGTACAGTAACACCCTTATTTGACATGATTTCTTTAATATGACTTTTCATTTTACCCCCATTTGGTGAAATTTTGTTTTGTTTTAGCAAAATTTTTCTTGACTTGTCAGTTCTGTTTAGACAAAACAAAGGCAAGTTACGTTAAAACAAAACAAGGAGGTCAAAACAATGAAAGCCGAAATCGACTGTGAAAAAACTCTAAGAATTATCAAGCCCGGCGGAGATTACGAACCTTATTTTTTAGTCATTGGCACTCCGGACCCGGACAACCCGTACACACCCCGGAGCCAGACCACGGCGGCCCATGGCATCGATGACCTTGTGGAGAAGGTCCGGGAGATCATGGCATGATCATTTTCCGGGTCAGGGCCAGGAGATATGAGGTCACGGCAGAGGATTTTTTGACGAAATTGAAAAGCATAATTGAGAAGAGGAGACCAGCAGATGACAACGGCAAGGCAATTTCAAAATGCGCTCACAGATCTTTCGGAAATATCGGCGGCAATGTCACACCTCAAAGATCTTTATTGGTACAGAGATTCCAGCGCGGATGACACCGCTATGATTTCTTTATTGTCTGACTGTCTCCGGACCACCACGGAAAAGTTTTATAATCTCGAAGACGAAGTGGTCAGGCAGGCAGAACGGGCCAAAAATAAAAAGGCCCAATAGCTGGCAGGCTATCAGGCCGGGAACATCGGGAGGGGCGGGGAGTCCCTCCCACAAAAAAAGGAATATCGAGATGAAACAACCTACCTTCACCTCTTCCATCGGTCAAGCGCTTTGGGCAGTGCATGCCCCGAGACACCCAGACCGACTTCTGACCACAGAAGAAGCGGCAGCCATATCCCGCAATACAAAAGCATATCTTGAAACGCTTCGATCCAGAGGCGGCGGCCCGGAATACATCAAAATCGGGAGCCGTTGCTATTATGAGCTCGTTGCTTTCATTCATTGGATTGAATCCCGCATGATAACCCACCGATAACCAAGGAGCTATGATCATGAACACAGATATAGACGGCCCCCTCGAAGACATCAGAACCGTTCTGAAAAAGTTCCAGGTCAAGTCGGCATCGACTGTCTATCGCTGGATGGCGCGGGGGGACTTTCCCGAACCGCTCCGGTTGTCGTGCAGATGTGTCAGGTGGCGAAAATCGGAAACGGACGCCGTTATTGAAGGCACATGGAAGCCCCAGGACCAGGGATAGGAAGCATGAACACTGGATACGTCAAACTTTGGCGGAAAACGTTAAAATCCCCTGTTTGGCAGAATCCCAAGCTGTTCAGGTTCTGGGCGTGGTGCTTGATGAAAGCGTCTCACAAAGAACGGGTGGCCCTGGTAGGATTTCAAAAAGTACCCCTCGTTCCGGGTCAATTTATCTTTGGCCGGAAGAAGGCGGCGGCGGAGACTGGTTTGTCAGAAAAAAGCGTTCGCACCTGCTTAGAATGTCTCAAAACGCTTGAAAATGTGACCATCAAAACGGCCAGCAAATATTCTATCTTAACCGTTGTAAACTGGGACTTTTATCAAGAATACCAAACCGAAGGGGCCAGCAAAAGGGCCAGCAAGGGGCCAGCAAAGGGCCAGCAAAGGGCCACAGACAAGCATGTAAAGAATGAAAAGAAGAAATACTCTTGTGCATTCAATGAGTTTTGGAGCGCCTACCCGAAAAAAAAGGCCAAAGCCGACGCCTGGAAAGCCTGGCAGCAAGCAGACATCCCCGAGGGCATCGTTTCTATCGTGGAGCGTCACAAGTCCAACAATCATGACTGGCAAAAAGAGAATGGCCAATACATCCCCCTGCCTGCGTCCTGGATACGAGGATGCAGGTGGGAGGATGACCTAGGCCCGGCCCAGAGTAAACGAGACAAACTGCTCGAAGCGTATTGAGGTAGCGAAGATGACAAAGACCTTTGCGGATTATGGAATTGACATCGAGGGCGTGGACAAGGGCGAGGCCCGGGCGAAGTGCCCTCGATGTGCAGACCAGAGAAAAAAACACTGGCTGAAGACCCTGTCCGTCAATGTGGTCAAAGGTGTGTGGTACTGCCATCATTGCGAATGGTCGGGGTCTTTGGGCGGCGATCAATCACAGGAACAGGTCAAACGAAAAATCAAGAGGCCCGTCTGGATACCCGAAAAGCTCGAAGACATGCCCCCACAGGCCTACACATGGCTCGTGCGCAAGCGCGGACTGTCTCAGGGTACACTGAGATCCAACATGATCACGGCGCGTCCAGAATGGATGCCAGGGGGCGAAAAACTGGCAATCCAGTTCCCCTACACCGTCAACGGCCTGGTGGTAAACGTCAAATACAGGACTCTGGACAAGGAGTTTCGGCAGATCAAAGGCGGCATGAAGTGCTTCTATCGGCACGATGACCTCATGCACTGCCAGGAAAAGGACATGCCCCTGGTCATCACAGAGGGAGAGCTAGACGCCCTGGCCCTGGTTGAATCCGGAATCCAGACGGCAACATCAGTTCCAGACGGTGCGCCTTCTTCTGAATCGCAAAACTTCCAAACAAAGTTCGACTTCTTGAAGAACTCCGACGCGGTACTCAAGAAATTCCAAAAGGTGGTCATCTGCGTGGACACCGATGGTCCCGGAAAAATCCTCGAAGCCGAGCTTGTCCGAAGGATTGGCGTGGAACGATGTTTCAAGGCCGAGATGCCCAAGGACTGCAAGGATGCAAATGATGTCCTACTCCGGCACGGCAAGGCGGCTGTTCGCCGTTTGGCCCTGGAAGCGAAGCCCTACCCGGTTTCGGGTTTGATTGCGGCCAGGGATGCACTTCCCGAAGTGGAATATCTTTACGAGAACGGCGTGGAGCGCGGCGCATCCACCGGATGGTTGACCGTTGATAAGTTCTACACCGTAAAGGTCGGGGAAATGACCATTGTCACCGGCATACCGGCCAGCGGGAAGAGTAACGTCCTGGATGCTCTCGCCGTCAATCTTGCCCGGTCCCATAACTGGTCCTTTGCGGTTTTCAGCCCTGAAAACTGGCCGGTACAACGACATATCACGACCTTGCTGGAGAAGGTTGAGAAAAAGCCCTTCTGGAACAACCGCTACGCAAGCCGAATGACCCCGGACGATATGTCACACGGCATGCAATGGCTGAACGATCACTTCCACTTCATTATCCCGGAAGAGGAAACCATGAGCGTGGACACCATTCTGGAGAAGACCAGGGCGGCGGTATTACGGCATGGTGTGCGGGGTGTGATCATCGATCCATGGAACGAGATCGAGCATGACATGAATTATGCCGAGCGGGAGGACCAGTACATATCCAGGGCATTGACCCAGATCAGGCGCTTTGCCCGTTTTAACGGGGTTCATATCTGGGTAGTTGCTCATCCCAGGAACCTACAGAAAGACAAGAAAACGGGGAAATACAAAGCACCAACCATGTATGAAATCAGCGGTGGTGCACACTGGCGTAACAAAGCAGACAACGGGATATGTGTTCACAGGCCGGACCTGAATAAAAGTGAAGTGGACATCATCGTCCAGAAGATACGATTCCGAGAAGTCGGGCGGCCCGGTGTCGCAACGCTGGTTTTTGCATCGGATACGGGGACCTATATTGAACAACAGCATTAGCGGGGATAAGAAATGCATGATATAGAATTGATTTTTTGCACCCTCAAAAACAAAGAAGACGGCTCAGGTCGTCTATGGATCACCGAACCTTGCATGCATTGCGGGAAGCGGCATGTTTACGGCGCGGGGAGCATGGACGATGATCCAAGGGAAATGTTGGGTCAGCGTGTCAGCCATTGCCCAAAGCGCAAGACGGGAAGCACTGTTCTTCTCTATGCGAACCGTAAAAGCTATCTGGAAGCTAAGAAAATCAAAGATCAACTCATGCAAAAATCTTAACAGGAGCGTGAATCATGAATCAGGCGACCATAAACAGGATAGAACATGAAAGAGAAATGAATCTTACCCTTGAAAGCCTCACTGAGATTACCATCAATGTTTATGAAATGGCCAAGACAGCAAACGACCACAAAACAAAAGAAGATTTTATCAGAATTGCTAAGTCAATAGCGCTGCAAAGAGATGTAGCCCAGGAACGTGTGAAGAATTTTATTCTGAAAGATGAACTTTTGAGAGGGTAGTCTATGAATGATCCATCACCCACCATACAGACCATCACCCCGGCCCCCAGGCAGGCACCTCTGGATCAGTCACCGACCATCGGGAAATTGGCGGCGGCCCTGGCAAAGGCACAGCTCGTGATGGAGAGCGCCAAGAAAGACGCAACGAATCCCCATCTTAAAAATCGATATGCCGACCTGACATCTTGTTGGGCGGCATGTCGAAAACCCCTTGGGGAAAATGGCTTGTCCGTGGCGCAGCTCACGAAATCGGTCTCACCCGATCTTGTGAAAATCGTGTCCGTCCTGCTGCACGAATCCGGCGAGTGGATACGGTCCGAGCTGACCGTTCCGGCAGGGGGGAACAAGGGAGTCAACGCGGCCCAGGCCATGGGATCAGCGATCAGCTACGGGCGGCGATATGGTCTCTCAGCCTTGGTCGGGATCTCCACGGACGATGACGACGGCACGGCATCGGGCATGCCTCAGGGACAGCAGCAGGCACGACAGCAGACTACCCAGGCCCCACCCAGGCAGCAGCAGGCACCCCGACAGGCCCCCCAGGGACAACCCCAGGGCGGCGATATGGCCACCGAAAGACAGGTCAAGGCAATTCATGCGATCACCAAGGGGAAGGGGTTGGACCCTCACGCCTTTGCAGCACAGACCCTTGGACGTGAGATCGATAGCTTGAAAGAGATCACCAAACGAGAAGCCGGGCAGATCATCGATGCCTTGAATGGTTCCCCGGCCCAGGGGTCGCAATACCCACAAGAAGACGCACCCTTTTAGTGGAGGACAGACCATGAGTGAGATCGAAACCCTTCAACAGCGGATCGAGGAGATCCGGCGAAGTGAATTGCCGGAACTCGTGGAACCATTCCCGGATCAGGTCGGGAGATCATTCAGGATGTCCTTGAACAGGCTTTGCACGGACAGCCTGGAACTTCTCAAGGATCACCTGCACAGGAAGCAGAACCGGCCCCTGGTCAACCGCATGTCCACCCGTACAACCGAACAGCTCAAGACCGAGCTCGAAGGGATGAAGGGAGTGGACATCCACGCCGACCGAGTAACCCGGTTCGGCCCCGGGCAGGATCGCAGGCAAGCCGACCGTGCACCCAGGAAACGGGCAATCCTGGCCGAACTCAAACGGCGGGGGATCGAGGCATGATCAAGCCCACCGCCTGGATAGGCATTGACCCTGGAAAGACCGGCGCGGCAGCCCTCATTCACGACGAAGGGCAGGAGCTTCTTGACTGGCCCGGGAGTCCTGCCCTGGTCGTGGACCAGCTCACCGACTGGAAGTTTGACTTCAATGTCCAGCTTGCGGCCCTGGAATCAGTCCATGCCATGCCCGGGCAGGGAGTGACCAGCGTGTTTTCCTTCGGACAGAACTTCGGAACCTGGCAGGGTATCCTTGCAGCCCTTGGAATCCCCTTCATCATGCCCAGGCCCCGAGAGTGGCAGAAAGGCCTTGTCCGACCGAGTGACGGACCAGACACCAAAAGCAGATCCCTTGCCGTGGCCCGGCGGCTATTCCCAGATGCACCCCTGACCCGCAAGAAGGACCACAACAGAGCAGATGCCCTGCTCTTGGCTTGGTGGTCACGAAAACAATAGGAGAACCCACTATGCTGCTGACAAGAATAAATGAAGCCGAGTCAGAAGCCAGGCGCTTCTTGGATCGTGTGCAGGATCTCAAGGATGCAATCGGAAACAACCAGTTCGCCGTTGACTTCGGCAGCAAAGAGACCGGCGCGGTTCGACGTGCATCTATGGATCTCACCCGAGCACTTGCAAGGATGCGGGGGCGGTCATGAACAGACATACACCTGGACCGTGGGCTGTAACGGCAGATGGAATCAATATAAAGACAAAGGACACAGACACCATGATATGTGAGAATGGTGGAGAAACGGGGGCGACTGAAGACAAGGCAAATGCACGACTCATAGCAGCCGCCCCGGAGATGTTGGAGGCACTGGAGAACCTGGAGAACGATGACAGGGCGATACCAGACCACGCATGGATCATGATCAAGAATGCAATCGATAAAGCCACGGGCAAGTCATGACCTACTGGACCATAACCATTGACGGGATCACCGTGGACAACGTGACGCATGAGGTCCGGTATGCTGGTAGGTGGTACCCGTCTTTCTCCGAGGCCCTGGAAGCCAAGCTGGAATATGAGCAGGCACGGGACCGCCACCTCGAAGACGAGATGGACCGGCAAAGGGATGAAGGGGACGAACCCGGGATGGATGACTAATCGTATGCAGATCGTTACACGAAATAGAAAAACGTATGCAGAGGTAAGCGGTCAAAAGGCCGTGGGTCCTTACTGGCCGCCATTTCGCAGGGGTCGCCCTCAGCCCGATATTTTTCTATGCAACCTATTCAAAACTCCGAGTAACACGAAAGGCGAATAATGGAGCATGAACGACACCTAACCCGGCAGGAACTTCTGGACACCCTCCAGATAGGGTACCCGCTTTTCCGGAAGCTCCGGAACCAGGGCGGCCCCGATCCCGTGGGGTCTGGGAAAAATGCGACCTGGCCCCTTTACGCATGGTGCGAGTGGTTGGTCAATCGACGGTCCAGCGGGCCGAGATCCCGGGAGCTGGCAATCAGGGCGGCAGAGATCCTTCGAGATCGTGACGGCACCCTCGTTCCGGAAATCATCGAGCCAGTATCCAGAGAGACCGGCAACGATGAGATCGGTCTGGAAGCGGCCCTGGAACGTCTCCGGCAGGCAGAACAGGCCACCTTTGCCAAATGGCGGGAGAGCTTCAACCAAAACATGAAGGATTCTCCGGTTTTATTCAAGGATTGGCAGACGGCCCTGGATCTCTTGAGGAAGGCTGAAAAGAATCTCACCGACCATCTCACACAGCAGAAGGACCTGCTCCCGGCCCTGGAGGTCAAAACATGGCTGGCCCGGAAGATCGAGGCCACCAAGTCAACCCTTTTGGACCTGCCCGGCAAGATAGCCCCTGAGCTCGAAGGCCTGCCCTGGCCGGAAATACAAAAACGACTGACTGAGGAAATCCGAGATGCACTTGAAAAGCTGCAAAACGCTGGATAAATGGTGGTCCGACAACTGGACCCCGCCTGCATGCCTGAATCCCTGGCAATGGGCAGAAGGGCACTTGGAGCTTTCAGCCAGGGCAACCGCATATCCCGGGAAATATCGAACCCGGCACACACCCTATATCAAGCGCCCACTGGAGGACTTCCAGGACCCGGCAATACGGCGCATCACCCTTTGTTTTTCGGCGCAGTCAGCAAAAACAACGGCCCTTCTAGTCATGCTGGCCTATGCTATCGACCAGGACCCCGGCCCGGTCCTTTTGGTCCAGAGCAGCATGGATGCAGCCAGATCATTTTCAAAAAACCGCCTGCAACCCTTGATCGAGGATTGCCCCTGCCTGGCCCGGCACAAGTCCGGGAACCGCTTTGATTTTAACTCCACGGAGATGATCCTGGACCGCCTTTCCATCTATCTCCAAGGAGCGGGGAGTCCTTCACAACTCGCATCGAGGCCCATCAAGTATTTACTGGCCGACGAGGTGGACAAATGGCCGGATCAGTCCAAGCGGGAAGCAGACGCCTTGTCCCTGGCCCTTGAGCGCGTCAAATCCTACCGATCTCACAAGATTATTCTTGCATCGACCCCGACCATCGAGACGGCCCCGATATGGACGAATTTCAAAGCAGGGTCACAATGTCGTTTCTATGTCCCGTGTCCCCATTGCGGATCTCTGTTTGTCATGTCCTGGCCCCTGCTGAAATGGACGAAATCCGACCACCTGGAAGAGGTGAAGGCCTCGGTCTATCTCGAATGCCCTCATTGCCAGGGACATATCACCGAGCGCGACAAAGCAGGCCTTCTTTCCAAGGGCTCATGGATCGCAGAAAACGAAGATGCCCCGGCGAATCACCGTAGTTACCACCTGAATGAAATTTACTCCCCGTGGACCAGGTGGGGGGATCTCGTGGGCAAGTTCCTTCTGGCCAAGGCCGAGGCCAAGACCGGCGCGACCGGGAGCCTGCACAACTTCATCAACAGTTCCCTGGCCGAACCCTGGATTGAGGACGAACACGTCAAGCGGCGCAGCGCTCACGACCTGCAAAGGCTTTGCGACAATCGGCAACCCGGCGAGATCCCGGACGATGGAGTCATTGCCCTGACCATGGGCGCGGACACCCAGGATGACGGGTTCTGGTATGTGGTCCGGGCATGGGGAAGGGATCTTGAATCCTGGTTGATCAGGGAAGGCTTTTGTCCGGACCTGGAGACCTTGCGGACCATTGCCAGCGAATCCCGGTATCTGGACAGCAAGGGCAATCAGTACGCGGTTTCTCGTGCATTTATCGATTCAGGCGGCCACCGTACCGGGGAAATCTACGAATTGGCCAGGAGACACCCCTTGTTCGTACCTATCAAGGGAGAGATCCGACTTGCCGGGCGGCCCTGGTCGGTCTCCGTTCTGGATAGCATCCCCAAGCGTGACGGCAAGAAATACCCCGTGCCCGGCGGTCTCCAACTTATGCGGTTGGACGTGACATACTACAAGGACCTTTTGGCCGGGAAGCTGAATCTTGAACCAGGAAGCCCGGGCCGGTTTCGCCTTCATGCGGAAGTCTCCGGGGACTACCTGGCCCAGATGACAGCGGAATACAAAGACGAAAAAGGGCACTGGCAATGCCCAGGGCACAAAGCAAATCATTTATGGGATTGTGAAGTTTACTGTCTGGCAGCGGCAGACATCCAAGGAATCCGATTCATAAACAGGAGCGTGAACAATGAGCAAAAAAAACAGAAGCCCCAAAAAAAACGACGACCTTCAACAAAATGGTGGTGACATTCCCCAGGGCAGGCCCCTTTCAGGCATGGATGAAATCGGGGAATATGTCCGGCGGTCCTCGGTCACGATCCTTGATTGGATTCGGAACATGGGATTCCCGGCCTCGAAGATCGGCGGGATCTGGGAGAGTGACACCTTTCTTATAGACCGGTGGAGACGGGAGCAGATTCAGGAACGTGTCAAGCAAAACAACACGAAATCAATAGTAAATTCAGCCTAGATCATCCCCAAATTTAGTAAATTACCAAAAAACCATAAAAGCCATGCTACACCCCGGAAAAACAGGAGTGCATTGCATGGCTTTTACTACTTGGACGGCCCTTCTTGCGGAATTGAAAAACGACATGGCATCCGGAATGTGGAGAACGAAGCGCTATCAAATCGACGACCGAGAAATGGAGTACCGTTCTTTTGCCGACTTCATGAGTTTTTTTCGTGAAGTGGAACACCGGGCCGCATTGGAGAGTCAGAGCACAGCGGCCCCCTTTGCTAGGGCGTACGCTCGTGGGGGCTCAAGATGGTAGGAAAAACCATTGACCGCCTCATTGGACTATTCAGCCCCAAGGCCGAGCTTTCCCGCACACTGGCCCGGCGCATGATCAACGGGGAACGCATGTACGCGGCGGCGAAATCCGGCAGGAAAACCGGCGCATGGTCCCCGGTCGAAAGCTCAGTCAACGACGAGATCCGGGTTTCTTCTCAGAAGGTCCGGGAGCGGGTCCGGCAGCTTGTCCGAGATTTTCCGTATTTCGCTCATGCCGTTGACCAGCTTGTCAGCCTCACCGTTGGCCAGGGAATCAATTTTCAAAGCAAGGCAGATCCGGCGCTGAGGTCTCGCATCGAAGACGCCTGGAAACGCTGGTCCGAACAAGCCGACATCACAGGCCGAATGTCCTTCCCAGATCTCTGTCAACTTGCGGTTCGGCAGGAGTGCGAGAACGGGGAGTTCTTCCTGGTCAAGCGGCAGTCCAAGGACCCCAAGCGGTTCCTGCCCTTTACCCTGCAATCCATCGAATCCGACCGCCTCACCGACCTATCCACCACACCGAAGAACAAACAACACGAAATCGACCAGGGCGTGGAATTTGACCCTGACACCGGTGTGACCGTGGCTTATTGGTTCGAGTCCGACACCAAACCCCTACGCATCCCGGCCGAACAGGTCATCCACGGTTTCAAGATGGTTCGACCTGGCCAGCTTAGGGGAATCAGCCCTTTTGCCCCGGGCGTTCTCGTTGCCCATGATATGGCCGAATATCTCGACGCCGAGCTTGAGGGCGCGAAAATGGCAGCCCGGTATCTGGCCTTCATCGAGGCCCCGGACATTGCAGCCTATCAGACATCCCACGGAATCGGGGTGAATCCTGATTCGGGCCAGCGAGAGGATGAGCTTCAAAACGCTATCCTCGAATATTTACGACCCGGCGAAAAGGTGAACCTGGCCAGCCACAACCGGCCAGGGGATAACTTCGACCCCTTTGTCAAGCTGGTACTCAGAATGCTTTCCGTGACCACGGGTGTTCCGTACGAACTTCTTTCCGGGGACTACACCGGGATCAATTATTCGACGATGCGCGTATGCCGCAACGATCTTGCCCAGGCATTGAAGGTTCCCCAGGGGCGCATGATCAACCAGCTATGCAACCCGGTTTTTCACGAAGTTATGGATCAGGCCATGCTGACAGGCAAGCTCCAGATCCCCGGATACTGGAACGATCCCAGAAAATTTCAGGCCTGCAAATGGATTGTCCCAGGCATGGAGCCCATTGACCCGTTGAAGGAATCCAAGGCCCATGTGGACCAGCTCGACAGCCTGCTCAGGAGTCCCCAGGAGATCGCAGCGGCCCGAGGGCGCGACTATGAGGAAATCCTGGATGAGATCCAGCAGGCCGAAGAAATGTCCAAGAAACGCGGTCTCTCGCGTGGGCAGGTCAACACGGCCCTTGCCAGCAATCCGGCAACCATCGAGGAAGAATAATGCCGAAATTTACAACACGAAAGATGCCATTGACCGGGAAGTCACCGGCCACCCTGGATGAAGAGAACCGTACCGTTGAAGCGATTATGACCACCGAGCAGCCCGTCAGGGTTTTCGATTGGGAACATGGGATCACTGATGAAGTCCTTCTGGTGAAGGGCGCGGTATACCCTGACCAGGTGCCTTTGCTCGACAATCATAATCGGTATGACGGCGTGGAAAAGGTCTTGGGCTCCGTGTCCGACATCAGGTTGGAAGATGATCGGATGGTGGGGACCGTGACCTTCTCCCGCGTCCAAGCCGGTTATGACGCATATACCAAGACAGCCGAAGGACATCTCACTGACTTTTCCATCGGCTATATCGTGACCAAGGCGGTCTATGTTCCCGAAGGGGAGCAGCAGACCATCGAAGGAAAAACATTTACCGGCCCGGTCAAGGTCTCGACAGAATGGGAGCTCAAGGAACTGAGCATCACCCCCATCGGCGCAGACGACCAGGCCAAAGCACGGAGCTTTCAGGAGGTTCCTAACATGCCCAAACCTACAGACAACACCCCTCAAAATGAGGACCTTCTGGCCCAGGAACGGACCAGAGCGGATGCAATCATGAATCTTGGCGATCAGTTCGAGTGCCAGACCGAAGCCAGGGAAGCGATACGCTCCGGCATGGCCGTTGCCGACTTCCAGTCCCAGGTCCTCGAAAAAATGGCCCAGGAACGAAAAGCCCCGGCAGCCCGTGTCGAAATGGGCGCGACCGATGAAGAGAAGTTCCGTGGTGCTGCAGAAGAAGCCCTTCTGGTTCGGGCGGGAATCTCCGACAAGCGAGAGGAAGCCGCAGACCTGGCCAGCCATACCTTGAGAGACATGGCCCGTGAATGCCTCATCCGGTCCGGTCAACGTCCCCAGGGTTCTCCCCTGGCTATGATCGGACGTGCAATGACAACCAGCGACTTTCCAAAGATCCTTGCGAATACGGCGAACAAGTCCTTGCTGGCCGGATACGAAGGCGATGACAACAGCTCGTGGAAGACCTGGTGTGGAACCGGTTCCATCTCCGACTTCAAGCAGCTTTCCATTGTTCGGCCTTCTGAAATGTCCGACCTGGAAGAGGTCCTGGAGGCCGGGGAATACACCTACGGCGACCGTGACGAGACCCGGGAGCAGGTCCAGCTTGCCACCTATGGCCGCTTGTTCGCCATTACCCGGCAGGCGATCATCAATGACGATCTGGGAGCCCTGACCGATATTCCCCGTGCCCACGGTGAAGCAGCAGCTCGAAAGGTCTGTGATTGCGCGTATGCCGTCCTGACAGCCAATGCGAACATGGCAGACGGAACCCCCTTGTTTCATGCCGACCACGGCAACCTTGCAGGCACAGGCGGCGCTCCGTCCATCTCCACCCTGGCCTCTGCTATCGCTGCAATGAAGATCCAGAAGGACATTGCCGGACTTCGGGTCCTCAATATCCGGCCCAGGTTCTTCATTGCCCCGGTTGCCCTGGAAGGATCGTGTGAGCAGCTTTTCCGCTCCACCTTGGAAGGCACCCAGGCCAGCCCCAACTTGATCAATCCGTATTCAGGAAATTATTTCCAGCGCGTCTATGATGCCCGCCTGGATGGTGACGATGCAAATGGTTGGTACCTGGCAGGCCCCAAGGGAAAGACCGTGACCATGTTCTTCCTCAATGGCATCCAGAAGCCCTACCTTGAGACCAAGGACGGCTTTGAGGTGGACGCCGTGGAATACAAGGTCCGGATCGATTGCGCGGCAGCAGCCGTGGACCACAGAGCTCTCTACATGAACGACGGAGGCGCAGAATAATGAAAAATCTGATTCAGGATGGAAAGACAATGACCTGGACCAACTCCACCGGCAGTGACGTTTCCTCCGGGGATCTGGTCAACGTGAATGGAACCTTTGGCGTGGCCCTCGGGGACATTGCCAACGGCGCAAGCGGTACTTTGGGCATGGAAGGGGTTTACGAGATCGATGCCATCAGCACGGCGGCAATCTCCCAGGGAAACCCGGTTTATGAGGATTCAGCCACAGGAAAGGGAAGCCCCGTAGCCGAAGACCAGAAGTACATCGGCCTTGCGTGGGAAGCCAAAGCCGAGGCCGGAACCACCGTCAATGTCAAACTTGGCGCAGGGTATCATCCCACCGTGAACGAAGAGGCCTAGAAAATGAGCGTCCCTGTTTCGGTACTTCAGAAAATCATCGAGATCGTCCAAAGCAACCCAGGGGTTGACTACTGCCCCAGGGATGGCGTGAAGTGCCCGGCATGTGGAGGCCATCTTAAAATAGATAAAGGGATTTACAGGACACGGCCTTGGGAAGGATCATTCCGGGAACGCTATCACAGGTGCCCGATATGTGGCCTCAGGTTCAAGTCCATCGAATCCCTGAAATCATAAATCACTGTGTTTGTTTGCATGGTGAACCAAGAGCGTTCCCTGCTCGTGCGCTCTTGGCTCCTTGTCCTGACCACCTGCCCTCTACCCTTTGCCGGGGGCAGGTGGTTTTTTTGTGCGCTTAAAATCATTGACATTTTAATTGCTAACAACCTATCAAGAGTCTCGATCAGTCCTATTCGGAACCGGGTTTCATGGTAACAAAATTGGTGACAAAGGGTGTTTTCGAACAGAGAAAGTATATAAAAAAGAATAGTTTAATGTGGTCTTTTCGAATCCCTAGCCCTCCGCCATATCATACCTGTAAATATACATCCCGCACCAGAAATGGGCGGGATTTTCTTTTTTCATCCCCCTTGTTTTTCTTGTTTCGTCATCTGTTTTTGTTTACAGGTACAAGGCGTTGGCTGATTCGCGGGCCTTGATCGTGGCAAGGTCCTTTCTCATAGGCGTTGTGGTGAAAATATGGAAATCATACCGACCCGCTTCCCGGGATTGTGGCTCATTCAACCCGAGGTGTTTCAGGACCATCGGGGTTTTTTTGCAGAGACATACAATCAGCGGGATTTTATTTCCCATGGTATTTACTATGATTTTGTCCAGGACAACCATGCCAGATCCGAACAGGTCGGGGTGCTTCGGGGATTGCATTTCCAGGTTCCTCCTGCGGCCCAGGCCAAGCTGGTTCGTGTGACCCGCGGTGCCGTCTATGATGTGGTCGTGGATCTCCGCAGGGGATCGCCCACCTATGGGCAATGGTACGGTGAGGAGCTTTCAGGTATAAATTTCAGGCAAATGCTCATTCCCAAGGGATTCGCCCACGGCTATGTCACCCTGGCCCCCATGACGGAATTCCAGTACAAGGTCGATGGGTTCTATGCCCCTGAGCATGACGGAGGTCTGCGCTGGGATGATCCGGATATCGATATTCCCTGGCCGGTTGAAGATCCGATCCTTTCTGAAAAGGATATTCGATTGCCTCTGTTGAAGGATTTTGATTCTCCTTTTGTCTATACGCCTGTCTGA